GATCCAGTTAAACCTGGCATCTTAAAGAATAGATTAGGTAAACTTTCATGTAGTCGAGTAAGATCTGCAAAGAGTAAGCTAAAAAATAAAGGTACGCATTATGCAAAAGCATTACAAAGATATTTAAATTACCACTGTTAAAATGATTAAATTAAAAGACTTATTACCAGAATGTGAAAACTGCGGACGTGATTGGAATCATGGTCAAGATCATGAAGGTTCAATGGCTCACGGAGAGATTAAAGATGCTATTTCAAATGCATCTAAGATTCAAAGCATGATGGGTGAAAATGATAACCTACCAGGATGGGTTTCTTCTTATATTACACTAGCTTCTGATTATTTACACTCAGTAGCTGAGTATATGGCAGGTCAATCTCAAGAGATGACACAGCAACCTGGACCAGGATTTGGTATGGAAGAGGCAAGAGGCGATAAAGGAAGACAACATAGTGCAAAGAGCAGAGATTACGGTTTACCGTACACTCCAAAGACAGATTACAGAGTAGGAGAAAAGTTTCATCATAGTCAATATGGTACAGGAGAAATTATTAAAGTAGAGCCTATTGCTCCTAAAGATCAAGCTTTAGAAGGCGGCGCTACAATATTTGTTAAGTTTATCGTTAAGGATGAACAAGGTAATAACGTAATTAAAAACGTTAAATTAGTAGCTAAGGTAATTAAGCCTGAAATGAGAGAAGCTAAAAAGCCTTCAACAGGCTTAAGCAAAGATAAAAAATCTGACATAGTTAAAAAAGCGCAAGCAGGTAAAGATATTGGCAAAAAAGGTAAGGGTTTTGAGAAAGTAGCACAAGCAGCTGGCGGCGGTGAGAAAGGAAAAAAAATCGCAGCAGCAGCAATGTGGAAAAACGCTAAACGATAAAACCAATAAAGCATGAATTTAGATAAATTAAAAGGACACGTTCCGGATAGTGTAATTAGCCAAATTCCTAGCATTCAAGATAAGTTTGAAATTAATACTCCACTGCGCTTAGCACATTTCTTAGCACAATGCGGTCATGAATCAGGCGGCTTTAAGTTAGTTAAAGAGAATTTAAACTATGGAGCAAAAGGATTATTAGGTATCTTTCCTAAATACTTCAACGCTGAAACAGCTGCATTATACGAACGTAAGCCTGAAAAGATTGCTAACATAGTTTATGCAAGTAGAATGGGAAATGGCGATAAAGCAACAGGGGATGGTTGGAAGTTTCACGGAAGAGGATTTATTCAATTAACAGGACACGATAATTATAAAGCATTCAGTACTGCTATAAACGAAGATTGTGTAGCTAATCCAGACTTAGTTGCTACAAAGTATCCTTTAGCATCAGCTGCATGGTTTTTTCACAAGAATGGCTTACATAAAATTGCTGATGAAGGAGCTACTGATGCAGTTGTCACTAAAGTAACTAAAAGAGTTAACGGTGGTACAATTGGATTAGATGATCGTATTAAGCATTTCAAAGAATTTCATACATTATTAGCATAATATGGCAACAAGTAAAGAAATAATAAGGAGACTTATTTTAAAGGAAGTAGAGAGAATGGAACCAAGCGTACAATCGTTTGAGGATGATCCAATTAACTTCTTATTAATGAAATATCCTACTTTAAAGGCAACTTTAGAGATGTTGATGACTCCTGCTTACAAAGACTACATTACAGGTATTTATATTTTAGCTCCTAAACCAACTACGTTTAAGATTGTATTACATAATGGTCAGTTTTTCACTCTAACCTTCTTAGGTAAGGTGTATGAAGCAACTATAGCAGGCAAGAAGTTTTACTTACAGACAATAGGGGAAAGAGAAAGAGCAGTAAATGCTATAGCAAGATTACTTTCTATGGGAAATCCAGTAAAAACCAAGGGAGCAGATGGAGAAGAGATGACAGCTAGCGAAGGTGAAGAACCAGAAGAAGCTGGTGATGAATCAGCTCCAGCAGAAGAAGAAGCAGAAGAGACAGAATCATAGAAATCTATAAAAATACTACAAGACCCGGCATTAAAGCCGGGTTTTTTGTTGGAAATACGAAATATTTTTATTATATTCTACATAAATAAACGATATGAGAACAAAAAGTATTATAAGAAAGATGAAAACTGTATGCGGTAAGGAATTATCCTACTTAGAGACTACAGGAGAACCTAACAAGATGCATAGCACGGAAGGTCCTGCTATCATTTACGCCGAAGAGGAGAAGAAAGCTCCTGAATACTATCTATTTGGCATTAGATATTCAAAACCAGAGTGGAAGAGCTTATTATCTCAAAACAAACCAATGCCTATAGATAATGCAATGGGCTTTAATTCCCTATATTAAACTATTTATTAACAAAATAGTAATATGGTATTTAATATTCAAAAGTTCTTATCTGAGAACAAATTAACAGGCCAATCTCAAATGAGAGAAGAAGACAATACTGGTTTAACTATGCCGGTTGGTAATGATGAAGAGATGTTTGGTGACGAAGAGCCAGAAGGCGAATGGGATATGCCTGATGCAAACGATAGAGGTAGTGATTTTGAAAATGATGATTTTGAAAAAGAACCTACTCCGAGAGACGTTAAGCAAAATGACGTTTCTTTAACAGGTATTCATAAAAAACAAGCTCAATTACAAGACTTAGAAATGCAAAAGGATAAATTACTTATGCAGTTAAAAAGTAATATAATTGGACTAGATCAATATAAGCAAGCAATTGGTAATATACCAATGCAAATCAAAAAACTAAGAGCTGACATAGATCAAGCTATGAACGTCACAGTGGATGACGGTAGCGAAGACGAAGCAATCTAGTTGGTTATAAATAATAAACAATGGCTAGACCAAATATAAGTGATGCTATTAAGCAAGAGCTTATAAAGTGTAAGCAAGACCCTGTATACTTCATGAAGAAGTATTACACCATTCAACATCCTACTAGAGGTAGAATTACCTTCAATTTATATCCGTTTCAGGAAAAGGTCTTACGCTTATTTCAAAGACATGATTTTTCAATCATTAACAAATCCAGACAGTTAGGTATTTCTACCTTGACTTCTGCTTTTGCTTTATGGATGATGCTATTTGAGCAAGATAAAAATATTCTTGTACTTGCAACTACGCAAGCTACTGCCAAGAATATGGTAACTAAAGTGAGATTTGCTTACGATAACCTACCTTCTTGGATGCAACTACCAGTATTAGAACACAATAGACTTTCACTAAGACTTAAAAACGGTTCTCAAATTAAAGCCGTATCGGCAGCTACAGATTCTGCACGTTCAGAGGCAGTATCACTACTTGTAATAGATGAGGCTGCGTTCATTGATAGAATTGAAGACATCTTTACTGCAGCACAACAAACCTTAGCAACTGGAGGAGGCTGTATTGCCCTCTCTACACCTAATGGTGTTGGTAACTGGTTTCATAGAGAATTTGTTAGAGCTCAAAATAGCGAAAATAATTTTTTACCAATTAGTTTACCGTGGACAGTTCATCCAGAACGAACTCAAGAGTGGCGAGAGCAACAAACTAAAGATCTAGGCGTAAGAGCAGCTGCACAGGAGTGTGATTGTGACTTTACTACTTCAGGTAATACAGTTATTGAGCCAGAGACTTTAAATTGGTACCAACTTAATACAGTAAGAGAACCGAAAGAGAGATCAGAAATGAATCAGGCTTATTGGATTTGGGATTACCCAGACCCTATGAAGACTTATTTAATTATGGCGGACGTAGCGAGAGGAGATGGACAAGACTTTTCAGCCTTCCATGTTATAGAAGTTGAAACGATGATACAGGTTGCTGAGTTTAAAGATCAACTATCTACCAAGGAATTTGCACGTAGATTAATCTCTGAAGGTATTAAATGGAATAGCGCTTTACTTGCAGTAGAGAATGCTAATATTGGATGGGACGTAGTAACTACTATTCAAGAAATTGGATACCCTAACCTATACTATTCACCTAAATCAGAACTTGTAGGCACTCAAATTGATCTTTACGTTGCAAAATACGATAGAGGCGATGGAATGGTACCTGGTTTTGGTACGAATACGAGAACTAGACCTCTTTTAATTAACAAAGCTAGATCTTTCATCGAAGAAAAGACTGTAGTAATTAGATCTCAGAGACTTTTAGACGAATTGAGAGTCTTTATCTGGAAAGGAAGAGCAGATGGCGATGCAAAAGCACAAGCCCTACAAGGATATAATGACGACTTAGTAATGTCTTTCTTTATTGGGTTGTTTTTACGCGATACAGCCATTAGATTTAGACAAACGGCCATGGATCTGACTTACGCTAGTTTAAATAATTATTCAAAAACAGGAGGAGATAGCGGAGGAGGATTTGAAGTTTATAACGGAGGAAATTACAGTAATCAACAAAACCCATGGCAAATGCCATCGGGAAATGGCCACGATGACATAACGTGGCTTCTATAACGAAGATATTTATTAGATATGGCAGAAGAACAAAAACAAGAACCGCAGAGAAACCTCTTTTCAACCCTTAAAAGGTTGTTTTCTACTGATGTTATCATCAGAAATGATGGAGGACAGCTTAGAACAGTAGATGTAGACAATATTCAAGTAGACGGTGTGCTTCAAACCAATGCACTTGTCGATCGTTTTAATCGTATTTATACGACTTCTACATCTTATGGCGTTAATTTAAACCTAGCACAGAATTACCAATCAGCTCGTGTTCAGATTTACGCCGATTACGAAGCAATGGACACAGATCCAATTATTGCCTCAGCATTAGATATTATTGCAGATGAATGTACACTTAAAAACACCCAAGGAGATGTCATACAAATTAGATCAGCTGACGAAAACATTCAAAAGATACTTTATAGCCTTTTCTACGACATACTTAACGTTGAATTCAACCTCTGGTTCTGGATTAGAAACATGTGTAAGTATGGCGATTTTTTCCTTAAGCTAGAGGTAGCA